ATGTCCTACTCCGACCCTCGTATCTGCCACCACCAGCGCGTCACCCAATGGCTCGCCGCGATACGGCAGCATGCCGCTTGGCTGTACGCCGCAGATGAGCAGTACCTGTACCTGGTCGCCGAGGCCAACGAGCTCTACCAGTGCGGCATCGTGGGGTTGCAGGACCGGCACGATATGGTCACCGACGCCCTCGGCATGTACTCATGGGCGATCGAGCACGGCATAACGCGCGAGACGCACTACTGCGCCGACTGTTGCTACAACGTGCTAGACGCCGGCGTCGTCGTCGGGAGCGTGGACGACGAGGGCATCTACCACGGGCCCGCACCCGCACGACAGCGGCTGGGCTACCTCGGCCGGGATCCCCTGGACGGGATAACATACTTGCGCCAGGGCCAGGCGCTTGAGCGCGCGGGCGTGGTGCGTGGCCTGCTGATCGAACTCGACGCCGGCGTCACGCTGCAACTCGTCGAGCAGGTCCCCGATGACTTCCGGCCATGGCGCTGGGCCTGAACTACCCTTACCGGGAACCCACCCATGCCGGAGCAGAGTGATGTGCGGAAGACTCAGCCAGTACACCGGCCTGCACGAGTTCGTCGACGCGCTGTCGATGCCCAACGTCCTGGTCAACCTGGTCGGCGAGCAGCCCGAGCGCTACAACGTAGCGCCATCGACCCAAGTTACAACGCTCCGACTCGAAGGGGACGCGCTGGTCGCCCAGCCGATCAGATGGGGATGGAGGCCGTTCTGGGCCCGTGATCGCGCGGCGCCGATCAACGCTCGTGTCGAGAAAGTGGCGCATGGACGCTTCTTCAGCGCCGCGTGGCGCCATCGTGCGCTCTGCCCCGTTTCAGGCTGGTTCGAGTGGGTGGTCGAGGACGGGCCACGGAAACAGCCGTATCACATCCAGCACGCTGACGGCTCGCCGGTCTTGTGCGCAGCGATCGGCCAGTTCCCCGGCCTCGATGACGAACCAGGAGAACAGCATGGATTCGTGATCATCACCGCCGATAGCGCCGGCGGCCTGGTAGATATTCACGACCGGCGGCCCGTCGTGCTATCGCCCGAGCTGGCCCGCGAGTGGCTGGACCCGGCGACGCCGCCGGAACGCGCAGAAGAGATCGTGTTGATGCAGGGCGAGCCGAGCGAGGCGTTCACCTGGTACGCGGTCGACCCAGCAGTTGGGAACGTCCGAAACCAGGGCGCCCATCTGATAGAGCCTCAGCGCTCCGCTTCGTAGGCTGCTACGCCTGCGCCGACGGCGATCCATCCATCTGGCGAGTGCGCGGTGTCGCAGATCGATACGTCCACCGTCTGGCCTTCCTTGGGCTCGGCTGGAAGGATCGCCGCAGTACGCCGCAGGTCGTTCGAAGACGGCGCGAAAGTGCTTTCAGAGCAGTGGAATGCCCATATCCCGTGTTTTCCGGAACTGCCTATCTGGCGGTCCAGCTTTAACGTCCACTTCCCCGCCAATCGAATCACCAGCATCGCCCTGCTCCGTAGGAAAAGGCCGTAGTCTACTCCTAATTCTGACAGGCCCGGTTCGCAGCCAAGAGCTGCGCCTCGTAACCGATCCGCTGCAAGCGTTCGGCGAGCAACGCACGGACCTTGGTCTGGATATCGTCGCTCTTCTTCAGCCCAGCGGTTGCCCAGGCCGGCACCTCCACCGGCGGCACTCGGCAAGGCACCGCCACCGGCACATCTACGCGCACCGTGCGCGGCTCGGCTTCCTGCCGGGCGGCGCACCCCGCCAGCGCGAACACCAACCCCAGCACCTGCACCACCTGCACCTTTCGGCTGCACCTGCCGGAAATCGCTGCACCTGCAGTCTTTCGCCACGCCTGCAGCTTCATAGCCCCAGCTCCTTGTCGATGACCGCCTCTGCCGCTGCGCACTGTTCACCCTCGGCGTGCTCCTGCTGCAGGCGCTGCGCGGCGGCGAAGCGCTGGCCTGCCTGCTGCTGAGCATCGGCAACCGCCTGGGCGGCCTTCGCCTGGCGCAGCTCGGCCTGATCAGCCAGGCCGGCGATGGCCGCGTTCTGCTGGCCTGCCAGGGACTCCAGGTTGCCCCGGGCCGCGCGACAGGCCGTCAGGTCCTGGGCGGCCCGGTCGAGCTGAGGCCGGTAGTGCCGCGCGCCGATCCAGACACCGCCGGCGGCGCCCACGCCGATCAGCAGCAGCGCGGCAAGCACCAGGGCCAGGGGCTTCCAGTAGCTGAGCCAGGTCATTCGTCATCCTCCAGTTGCGGCAGATCGACCGTCTGGCCAGCCAGGTGGTGCGTGCAGTCGCTCAGGAACTGGATGCGGCCATCGGTAACGAAGGAGTGGCAGACGACCTGTTCGCGCTCCCCGTTCTCCAGTAGGCGCCATGGATAGCGACACAGGATCGACGGATGGAAAGTCGGCTTGTCGACGCTGCCATTCCAGCTCCAGCGCGGCGGACCGTCGACCTCGACGTTGACGCCGTGCAGCATCTCGCAGCCTGGGCAATCGAAGAACAGTTTGCCGTCTGCCTTCTCCAGGATTGGCGACACTCGGACGAAGGCGCTCATGCCAATACCTCCGTAGCTCGCTCCCACAGCGCCAGGCGCTCTACCTGGCCGTTCATGCCGCCGTTGATGCGCCGAGTGATGGCGGCGAACTCGCCCCGGTCGGCCAGGTCGTTCAAGCCGTGACTGGCCCACCACCAGGCCGCCGACAGCGCAGCGAACTCTGGCTGCTCAAGCAGTTCGGGTTCCTGCTCCAGCGGCTGGCCCAGCCCGGCGCCGGCGGCGCGGTAGTTCGACCGGCCGGTGATCTGCAGCAGCCCGCGCCCGCGGAAGCGCCAGCCGTCGCCGGACGCCTCGTCCCCATTGCCGTTGCGCGAGGCGTAGGCGTTGTTGGCGATGGCCCTGGGGTTGCGCGCCAGGCGCTGCGCCAGGGCGTTGGGCTGGCCGTCGGCGCCGAGGTACCGGCTCGGCCAGGTCGAAGCCAGGCCGCGGGCGCTGTAGTTGAGGTTCTCCACCAGGTGGGTCAACTGGCCGCTTTCGTGGCCAACTTGGGCGAGGAACGCCGCCGCGCGCACAGGCGACGTGATACCGAAGCGCGTCATCCCGCGGTTCAGCGCACCAACAAAAACGCCGGCTCGAGGGCCGGCGTTCGGGAGTATCTGCAGCAGTTGCTGCTCAGTGATAGGCATGTGAGCTCCAGAAACGACGAAGCCCGCGCAGGGCGGGCTTTCGTTCGTCGATAGGTTTGTCAGGTCGGCAGATCAACAGGCCCGTCGAAATCCCCCGGAACGGGAACAGGCTCAGGGTATCTGGCAGCATGGGTCGCACCCGCCGGATATCTGTAGATGATCCACACCGAAATCGTGTCGCCTCGCCGCCGAACCTGGTAGACGGGATATGGATCGGCGAAGTCCTCCATCGTGAGTTCGACGCCGTCGGCGAGGTCGGGGAACGCATAGTCACGACCCTCGACGGTAAGCACGCCGCCGGAAACCGAGACGGTTGTGTAGTCGCCAAATTCTGCGGGACCATACTGCGGCGAAAGAACAAGCAAGAAGTTCATCAGAACCACCTCCCCATCGCGGATGCCGAGATCACTGTCGCTGTTCCAGCCGCGCGCGAAACAATGTCAAATCCGCGCAACGTAGCCGCCGTCGCGCTTGCGATACCGCCAACAGTGCCCCAGCCTGCTCCAGTCCCCCAGCGAAATAGGCCGGGGTTCACGGTTGGGCTGCCAGAGAAGGCGATAGGAAACGACCACGAACGGGTTCCGGTAAACAGACTTCCATATGGGACATCAATCGCCTGATCAGTAACGCTGGCGTTGAACCAACACATCTGTGTTCCGTCGGCATATCGCACGTAATCGCCATTTGCATTCGCGCCGCGCTCAATGATCGCACCAGACGGTATGCCGCTCGCCTGAGAGACTGCGCCGAGAATGCTGTCTCGCGAGTACAGCGCGCCCGAACCACCGAGCGCTTCGCGGACAGCCGCACTGCCGAGGCCGAGATCCCCCCGCGCTGCCGCCGCATTTGCAGAAAGCGCCCAAGGCTTGATCCCCGCCAGGGTTGCCCCCCACTGGTTGGCGATCAGGTTGAATCGATCCGACAGGTCCTTGTCGTAGCCCAGGATCGGCGCCACCGCATAGGCCTGGCCGCTGGCCGTGCTGCCCTGGTAGTTGGGCTTGATCGAGATGACCGTCGAACTGGCGACGTTTGTGACCTCATACCAGCGCCCATCCGGCCCCTTGAAGGCATCGCCGACCCGGACGTTGGCGGAAAATGTGGTCCCAGTGCCGGTGACTGTCGGCGAATTCAGCGTGACAGCGACCGTGCCTGTGGAATACCAAGTCATATAGTCCTCCAGATGTGTTTACGCTACTGCAATGAGCGGCCAATTGAACTGCTGATTAGTTTCCGTCTGAACAATTGATGAAACAAATATCAAGCTCATTGAGTTCTCAAGAAACCCAATACGCGGAGCCTCGGCAGTGATAAATGCGCTTACATTGAAGTGGCTAACTTGAAAGTAAGCCTCAGTTCCGTAGGGGAACGGCAAATACCACGTTTGCAGCGCCAAACCGCCAGGCCAGTTCGGGTTATACGCATATTTATTCCAAACCTGCGCACCACCGAGATAGCGAACGATGTCCCGGTTACTGTCGAACATCACCCGCGACTGGGTGTCGAAAACCTGCATTCCCCACCCTCCGGTTTTCGGCAACATGACCGCGCCCGCTTTCCACTTTCCGCCGTAGACAGGGGGATCCACGTCTCGATAGATGCTCTGCCAGAAGGCGAATCCAGTCCAGTTCCCTGGACTGCCGATATGCCTGAACAAGTAGATCTGATGTGGACCATTAGGCCTGAAGTACACATACGGCTCGTACGGGGACTGGATCGCTGATGGATAACTTACGATAGTTTCGCTAGTTGTCTGTACGCCGTATGTTCCTGATGCCGCAATGTGAATACAAGGGTTCGAGTCATCGATAATTGTCTGCCCACTGTTTCCCCGGATTAATACCCCATAGCTCATGAGAACATCACCGCATGCAGTACATAGGTTGTTCCGGATGAACCGTTCCAGTGGAACGTCACCACGTTGCCGGAAATTGTGTATAGGGGCACTTCACCGAATGCGTTTCCGCTCGCAATGATGAACACAACACCGCGCGCTGGATCGAAACCCGGCACCGTCACCGTCATCCCGTTGGTAATGGCGCCGAGCGATTGCCGGTAAACCGTGCGCGCCGATTGGCCGGTGAGTTCCATCAAGATGGAGCCGGCCGCATTTCTCAGGCGGATGCCGTAGCTCATACGTCTAGATTCCCGATCTGTACCCGCACCACAAGATTCGCGTCGTAGACCTTGGTGGCCTCCGCTGTCTGCCTCATGAAGCCCCCGCCCGTAGCGCTGTTCTGTGTAAGAGCCCCGCTCTTGTCGAGCTTCCACAGTGGCTCGCCGTTGGCACCGAGTGCGGTCGACTGAATCACGTTGCCGATCTTCGCGTTGGTGATCGAACCGTCCTGGATCATCGCGTTGTTGATGAACATCTGGCCGCCGACGATCGAGACCGGCGCCACGGTCTGCCCGCTGGAACTGTTGAACCAGAGGAAGCGATCAGCCTGGAACGCCATGGTCGTCACGCTCGTACCGCTGTCGAAGCCCAGCTGCCATCCCGCCGCATACTTCTGCCCGTTGGCATGCGCCTGGAGCTTCACGCTGTAGAGCGCCTTGACGTTGCCATCCAGCGAGGTAACCGCTTGAGAGGTGGTCTGGATGTTCGCCTCGTTGGTATCGGTGCGCGCGCTGACGGTATCCACCCGCTGCCCCAAGGCGCTGTCCGCGTTGGCGCGGACGGTCTGTTCGGTGCTGATCGCCGAGGCGTTGCTCGCGACCTGGCTGGATAGCTGATCCAGGCGTTGGACGGTGACAGCATTGTTCGACGCAACGACGGACTCCACGGTGGCGATCCTGCCCTCCGCCGTCCCGGTCCGCGCCTCCAGCAAGCTCGTCCGCTTCGCCTGCGCTTCGTCCTCGTTCGCCCGCACGGTGACTTCGGTGGCGGCTCGAGCAATGGTGTCCCAGCCCTTCAGCGCATCCGCCTTCTCTCCCGTCGCGGGCTCCCGGCGGGCAGCAGCCTGCAGAACATCCAGGCTCGAAGCAGCCGCCTCGACCTTGCCGTCGAGCTCGGTGATATCCGCGGTGTTGGTTGCCACCTGCTGGGCCAGGCCGTTGGCCGTCTCGATCGACTGTCCGATGTCGGCCCAGTAGGTCGCGTTCGGCGGCGAGGCGTTGAGCGGCACCGCCTGCTTCGCTTGATACAGCCGGTTGCCGACCCGCACGATATCGTTCTTCGCGTAGGTCTTCGTCGGGTCGTAGGCCAGCACATCGGTCAGATTGTCGATCTGGTCCTGCAGGCCACTGATATCGAGCTGCATCTGATCGATGTCGGCGAAGAACTGCTCGCCCAGTGCGGACTCGACGTACTCCTTGGTGATCAGTTCGTTGTACTCGCTCGCATCCGTCGAGCTGATGCCGTCGACCCAGGCCGACCATGGGCCGACGTTACCGGTCCGGTCGATCAGCCGAGCGCGGAAGGCCAGGCGAGCGCCGGCCGCCAGCGAGGTCAGCGTGTGGGTGTCGGTCGGGTATGCGAACAAGCCCAGGGCAGTTGCATTCTGTTCGCTGCCGCCCGGGGTGACCGACTGCTGGATCTCGGTGTAGGCGGTGTCCGCCGCGCCACTGGCCGGGAATCCCCACTCCAGGCCGATCTTCCACGGTCCGCTGGTGGTACGCAGGAACGCCAGCGCCGGCGGTGCGCCGGTCTTGCCGCTGAGTTGGGTCAGGATCGAGCTCTTCCAGACCGACGTGATGTCGAACGCCGACACCGCACGCACTCGCGCCAGGTATCCACCTGCGTAGATGCCGGTCACATCGACGCTGGTGGTGCCGGCACGCGGCAGGCGGATCCAATTGCCGTTGTCCTTCTTCCACTCGACGTCGTAGGCGACGGCGCCCTCCACTGCCGGCCAGGTGATCGTCATGGTGCTCACCGCCAGCCCCTGATCGAACTGGTAGTGCGAGGTCAGCGTGACGCTCGCCGGCGGCGCCACGGTGGTGATCGGGATGACGCTGATCGGGCGATCTTCAAGACGCGCGCCGGTATCGATGTGGTCGAACTTGCTTGGCTCGTACTGCAGGCCGTTGATGGTCCATTGGCCGTTGTCGTCACGCTTGGTGCTCATCACTCGATAGAGCTGGACAGCCAGGTCATCGGCGTCGAGCGCCCAGCACAATTCCGGCTCCGGCGTCTCCGAGTAGGCAGCAGTGACGGTGACGGCCTTGCCGTTGACCGACTGCACCGTCCGGCCCTCGGCGCGCCCGCTCGGTAGGTTGATGATCAGGCGATCACCGGCCTTGGCTTGAGTGACGCGATCGAGCGTTACCACGCGGCCAGCAACACCCGAGATCCGGCCGCCAATCTCGCGACCAGCCAGCAGCGAATCGGCCACAGGGATGATGTAGCCCGGCAGGGGGATCCGGCCCTCCGTCCCAGTGGTGAAGGAGATTGTCCGATCCTGCACGCTTGTCAGCACCACCCACTTCGCGCGGCGCTGCGCCTCGCTCTCGCGAGTGCAACCAATGGCAGAAATTTCCACCGGGTTGTCGCCATAGCGGCGTAGCAACGTCGTGTCGGAATAGCCCGTCACGTCGGTGTCGTAGTTGTTCGCCGGGTTGTCGTAGCTGACCAGGGCGCGGCTGTATCTGGCGCGAGCCGAGGCGGCGCCGTAGGTCATCTTCCCGTCAATCACGTTCGCCCGGGTAAAGACGTAGTCGAAGTCAGCGCTGCGCGGCATATCAGCCTGGGACACCAATTGCCCCTGCGCCCAGTAGCTCATCCCCCGGTAGATCGCCGCAATGTCCCTCAGCAGCGTCCAGGCTTGGGCGCGAGACTGCAGGTTCAGATCGCACAGAAAGCGCGGCTCCTGGCCACCCTTCCCATCCGGCACCAACTGGTCGCAGTACTGGGCGATCTTGTACATCTCCCACTTGTCCACCATCCAGGGCTTGATCCGCTTGCCCAGGCCGAAACGCGCATTGGTACTGATGTCGTAGGTGACCCATGCCGGGTTGTTGGTCCATGCCTGTTTCATCGTGCCGTCCCAGATGCCGAGGTAGGCCCGGGTCTCCGGATCGTAATTGCTCGGCACTTGGACCTTCCGCCCGCGGCAGTCGACTGTGACAGCCGGAATGTTGCTGAACTGCTCTGCGCTGAACTCGACGTACAGCAGGGCCGTGTTCGGGTAGCGCAGCTTCGCGTCGATCACCTCGGTGTAGCCGGCGATCAGCATGGTGTCGGCGATACGGTTGTTGTTCTGGTTCGGCGTCAGGCGCCGCACGCGCAACTGCCAGCCACTGGTGGCCGCCGGCAGGTCGATCCGGCGGGAGCGCTCGTAACGGGTGGTGGTCTTGCCATCGACGGCCTCGCGCAGCACCTCCTGATAGGCGCCGCCGTCGGTGGCCAGATCTACGGCGTATTCGATCCGGTACCCGCCGATGTTGCCGTTGGTGTCCTGCTGCTGGAGCGCCGGCCAGGCGAAGCGCAGGCGCACTGCGGAAAGCTGGGTATTGCTCAGCGAGCGCACCCAGGGCGTATCGCTGCGCAACTCGACGTTGACGCTGGTTTCATTCTCAACGGCAGGGATGCCCGGGATGTAGTCCTGGTCCACCGACCCCGCGCGCCACTCCCACTTAACGTTGGGGAAGTTCAGGTTACCGCTCGGGTCCATCAGCGGGGTGTTGTCGAGGTAGATATCGCGCTCGCTCGGAACGCCGGCGAACTCGCCCTCGCCCACGGCGAGCAGAATCTTGGCCATCGCGACCGAGCGCAGGCTGTCGGGTGCCTCGACCGGCTGTTTCGGCTTGCTACTGCCGCCCTTGCGGCCGGCCAGGTGCGGATGAACTGCGCCCATGCTTTCCTCCGGGCATGAAAAAGCCCGCGCGAGGCGGGCTGGAAGGTTGTACAGCGTGGATGAAATGCCAGATAGGCCAGGGTGGAGCGGCGTAGTAGTTTTTGCGTACCACGCTTCCAAGGAGGGGCTATGTCCTCACTGCTTTTCTATACGGATTCAGAAGAGGCCATTGTGGCTACCGACACCCTTGTCACCGAGCTTGATGGGACATTTCTCCACTACACCAGGAAGGCCATTCCTATCCCCGCACGCCGCATGATCATCGCGGGGACTGGACTGGAGCTCTTTATAACGCAATGGTTCACCTTCGTGAATGAACAGGACTCCGTCGCTGACATAGATTCGTTCGACAAAGATGTTCCGCAAGTTCTCAAGGCCATTTGGCGTGAAGTTGAGCGACATCTCACCTCCCCTCATAACTACACAGCAACGATTTACCACTTCGGGTTTTCCGGAAAGGAGGGTGAGATTCATGGCTACAAGTACTCTTCCGAGAATGGATTTACGTCCGAGAGCCTGATGTACGGCCTGGGCATAAAGCCTGATCTGATGAACAAGGAAGGGATCGACTTCACGACCTTCCCTGATTGCGCCCGGCAGATCATGTTGGCCCAGATCAAGCAGGAGGCGCTCAAGTCAAGGGGCGCAGCAGTTTACATCGGGGGCAAGATCGATCTATTGCACCTAACGCGAGATGGTGTCGCCCAGTACGACTGGGGAGATATTTGACTCGACAGCAGATTCTTGCAGCCAACAAAGACACATTGCCCGAAAAGCTTCTTCGAGGATGAACCTAGAGATAAAACCGTTATTGTATGAGAGATATTCATCCAGGATGTCATATCCGACATCAAGCATGGCTTTGGTTACGACCACCTTCTCAGCACCTATTCTGCTAGAAGGCGATATCGACTTTTCGTTGGGCATTATGTTTTATCCTCCGCATAGATCGACGCCGAGATAATCGCCCCTCCCCAGCGGCGCTTCCCATAGCAGATCGGCACCGGGTTCCCGCTGGCGGTGGTGTTTCTGGCGCTGCCGAAGGCGTAGCTGGGCAGGTTCTCCGGCGCCGCACTCTGCTTCAGGCCCTGGGCTTGGGGGCTGAGCATTTGGACTACGCCGCCGAGGGCTAAAGAGGCACCAGTAGCGCCTACAAATCCCCAAGCACCGCCAGCAGCAAATCCGCCGATGCCGCCGGTGGCGATCGTCGCTACCGCGACCATTGCAATACCGATGATGGTCTGAACCAGGCCGGCGCGCTTGCTGCCGGCGATAACCGGGACAATCCGCACCTCCCTGGCACCATAGGTGGAGAACTCGTCTTCTCCGACGTTCCTGCGGTTCCGGTAGATGGCGAATCGCATACCCAAGCGCTGGAGGCGCATGATTGCCTCCTTGAATCCGGGGAGCGTGTTGCGCAGGGCGCTGAACGCTTCTTGGACGCTTCCGGTGTCGAGTTGCCGGCGATGTTCACGACCGAACTCCCGGATCAGTGGCCCAGATAATTTGATGATGGTCATCTGTCGGTACTTCAGGGCACTCACGGACATGCTTCCTCCAGACATGAAAAAGCCGCCCGAAGGCGGCTTGGTTTACAGGCAGCTCTTGACTGCCTCGATTCGACTGTTCTTTCGCCAGTCCATTATCCCGGACTGAAAGTAAATGCTGATATCTGACCCTCTATCGGTGGAAACCACGTCGACGAACTCAGTCTGTCCTTGCGAGACAACAGTGCGCCCGCCGCCAGGTAGCGGCTGCAGCGAAACGTCATAATGAACGCCTGCTAAGGATTGATTTTGCCAGGCAAACAAAACGCACTCTGCCGCCTGCTCAACCCCCTTGGTGCTGGAAAACGACCGGTAGGGCTGCTCCTGTCGCAACTCACTCATCGACGAGCACCCTGCCATCGCCATCAGCGCGGCCACCCCGATCAACTTCTTCATGGTTCCCTCCTTACAGATCGCTGGAGGTTAGCACAACCTATTGCCTGGCTTGGCGATGCCGAAGCACTAGGCGAGCCCGCTCGTGCCAGTTACCGCCGTAGACGATGATCTCGCTGGGCTTTCCGTACAGGTGGTGCAACAGGAACGGGCCAGCGCCGAAAACTTTGGTCTCCTCTCCCGGCAGCGACGGATCGTCGCCCAGGTAGATCCCAGCATGGTTCGGGTGCGCAGTACGCCCCACCTCCATCACGATCATGTCGCCGCGCTGCGGCCGTTCCACCCGGACGAATCCTGCGGCCTCGAACTGCTGCTCGTAGAGGCTCGGACCGTCTGCCCGCTCCCACCAGCCGTCGGAACGCTCGAAGTGCGGGAATTCGATGCCCCATTCCCGCTGGTACCAGTCGGCGCAGACCTGCCAGCAATCCCAGGCGCCATGAACAAAGGGCCGTCCCAGCAGCGGGATGTTGCCCGCCGGCGCGATCGTCCGCAGGTCGCCTTCCGGCCAACTGAGGATGTGCCACGGCAGGCCAGACGCTTCGCACATGGCCAGGTCATGCGGCGACGGTCGGCTGGTCGCGTCCGGATGGCTGTGCACAATGGCCGCCACCTCGCCCAGGTCCTCCGCTGCGGCATAGTCCTCCGGATGCATCCGGAACTCTTCCTGCGGCTGGCTAGCAGTGTTACGGCACCGGACGTATTGCTGCGCCTTGCCGGAACCGACAATCACCCCGCAGCACTCGCGCGGGTACTCTGCCGCGGCGTGCTTCTGCACGGCGGCAAGGATGTGCTTGAGCATGGTTATTCCAGCGGCTGGAAGGTGAACTTTGTGGAGCCGTCACAGGCGTGCGCGCCCGGCACGGCTCCGGGCGGCACATCGACAGTACGGCGATAGGTCGACTCGGTTCTCCCCGAGACTCGTACCTCATCGACCACAACCCCGCCGCCCAACAGCGGAATGGTCAGCGTTGCACCGATGCGGCCGAGGCCTGTCTCCTGATAGAGATGGTCGACAGTCAGCAGGTACTTCATGGTCAACTCCTGGCGATGATCGAGACAGCGGGGAAGCCGCCAAAGGGTAACTGGTTGCCCTGCCCCCAACGCTTGTTGCAGGACCGATAGAGCCCGGCGCACTGGTCCTTCGCAGGGTCGTCGGTCGGGTTGTCGTCAATGTCGAAATACGGGCCTGTGTAGCCGCAGTCAGGGCCACGGTAGCCGCCGGTCATGCACCAGTGGCACAGCGTAGTCATCTGCCTGCCGACAGCCTCGTTGCCGACATCTCCCGGGCTTGCCAAATCCCAGGTAACAGCCTCGTTGTCCTCGGCGGATTTCTGGTCGATATACCAGACGCTGATGGATTCCTGGGTAGGGTCAGCATCTGGGTTACCGTCGGGGAAGTTCTCCGCATCCAGATATTCCGCCAGCGTCTCTCGAATGGTGAGTTGGAAGTTCGCCAGATCGTCGAACGCCAGGCAGAGAGCGGTGATGCTGCCCGTCACGTTGCCTGCTGAGAACTTCGGGCGTACTGCCGTGCCGTTGCCGTTCGCCTCGATGCCGCTGATTTGGACGGGCCAGGCGGAGTACTCCTGTCCCTGCCACCAGATCGACTTCGCAGGTAGTTGGTCTGCGTTTGCGCCAGCGGCTGCTAGCTCCTGCGGAGTGTGGGGGATGGCGTGGCCATGGAAACGCAGCACCTCGGCACCGAACTCGCTGCCGTCGAGCTCGAAGAGCATGATCTCGGCGCCCGGCTCCAGTTTCTGAATCTGGGTGTTGATGCTCATGGGTGGTATGCCTGGGTAAAGGTGGCGGTCAGGGTGTAGTAGTCCCCCCCTCCTCCGCTGATCGAAGGTGCGGTTCCCCGGTAGAAACCAAGTTCGCCAAGCGGGGGCGTCCAAAGGAACGATTTTGCACCAGCGTGTCGATCGAGGAAGTTCCTGATTTCCTTGATCTTGGTGCCGGTCCCGCTGATGGAAATATTCCAGGACTGCGCGACGTTGTTCAGCCCGTTCTCGGCCACCTGCTCGTAACCATCGCCGAACTTTCTGTTCAGCGTCGCATAGTCCGTTGTTCCAGAAGACTGTGAGTGAACGCACCAAGTAAAGGTCTCAACGGCCATTCTGCATTCTCCAGATGATGCCGCCGGGTTGAGATTCTTGGGCTATCACGCCACGCGCCACATCGGCGATCATCTTCGATAGCTGCATGGCGTAGTTGTCATTGGTGTCCGAAGTGACGGACTGCGAAGTCGTGCCTGCAGTCACCGTGACATTGGTGTTGATCTGGAACGTATTGCCACCAGCACTCTTCGCGCCACCACTCCCAATAGCCCTAACTCCGAGACTGCCATCTGCCGCCCTGGTGAGCGGCATAATCGCCTCCGGCCCGGCCTCGCCAAACACGCCCGCCCCTTTCGCGAAGGCGAAGAACTGCGGGCTGTTGTACACCCCGTTACTGAATGCCGAGAGGCTTGGCGAACTGTAGACACCGCCTTTGGCGTTCGCGGTGAAATAGCTGCCGATCGCACTAATCACACCGTTGCTGCTGCCAGACATGGACGAGATGAGCGACGTAATGAACTTGTTCTGCGCGATTCTCGCCAAGTCGCTCAGCACCGAAGTGGTGAGGCTACGGAACGAGGCCTTCCCTGTCGTAACGAAGGTATGGAGCTCATCGTTCAACCCATCCAGGCCGCGCATCATCGCCGAACGGGTTTGGCTCGCCGTGTCATCGATCTGTTCGAACCAGGTCCGAGCTCCAGATGCTGCACCAGCCAGCCAGTCCTGGCGGGCCTTATCCATCTGCTGGTAGCCATCTTTCTGCGCTTGAATCCGCTTGGGAAGGTATTCACGCTCCAGATCGATCTGCGCCTGAAGCTCCTGACGTTGCTTCTCGGTCGTAGCCTGGGCCAGTTCCGTCTGCAGTTGCAGGACACGGTCATTCGATTGCTGCTCAAGCTGAATGCGCTGCTGATAGCGCTCTGCTTCAAGACCGCCCATGCCTACGGCGGCTGCCTGCGCAGTGTATTGCTCACGCTGGAGCAATAACTGCCGCTCAAGCTGCGCCTGGTACTGCTCGGCTGCGGTGAGGCCCTGGGCTCCCTTGATTGCCGCGGCGTAGTTCAGCGATGCCTGAGCCAGGGCCTTGCCGTACTCCTCGCGAGTGATCTTGCCCCTGGAGAGCGCCAGTTGAAGCTGAGTCTCCTCCTTGGTCAGGGTGCGCACAGCCTGGCCGGCCGGATCGTACTGGGCCAGCAAGCGGGAGGCGGTATTGTCAGCCTCACGCACGCCGACATTCTGGCCGCGGGTCTTCGGCGCGCTCTTCTTCGCTTCACGCGCCTTGATGTCGGCGATCTGCTGCTCGATGTTCTTGCGTGCGACCGCGAACTTGGTCTCCTCCTCGGCTGTGAATCCGCCCGCCTCCATGGCAGCCTTTCGAGCCTTGTCGAGTTCCACCAGTTGCTTCTGGAGCTTCTCGGTCTGCGTCTGCGCGGCGGCGAACGTAGTGTTGATCGTATCGATGCCTTTCTTGCCGGCCGCCTGGATCGCGTTGTTCGTTGCCTGCTCCAGGTTCTTCGCGCCATCGGCGGCGATCTTCGCCTGAAGGTCAGCGGCGCGCTTATACAGCGCATCGAGGCTGGGCTGGCTGATACCCAGGCCAAACGCGGCCCGGCCACCTCGCCCAATGCCCTTCTGGGCATTCTCAATCTGCTTGTAGACCTTCTGAAGTTGCTGTTCCGGCGACTCGGTGCGGCCAACATCGAGCATGGCATCCCATGCTGACTTCGCGGCACTCTTCAGTCCGTTCCAAGCCTGCTCTACCACCCCCAGGTTCTGCTCCATCTCCGTGGAGCGGCTCGCCAGCGCGTTGGCGTATGCCTCGGTCGCAATGCGGGCAGCATCCATTGTGCGCCCCTGCTCCTGCAGCGACTGGATGTTCGCGTACTGGCTTGCGGTCAGGAAGTTGAGCTGGTCGTCGAGCTTCTTCACCGCATCGACTGGGTTTTTGGCCAGGTCATTGAAGCTGTCGACCACCTCCTCGACAGACTGGTCGGTGACCTTCGACCAACTGATCGCCGCGGCGGCGATCTTCGGGTAGAGGATGGTCAGCTGGTTGCCGGCGCCAGCCAGTTGCGTCAACGCACTGGCTGCTTGGGCTACCGTTGCGTTCCCTGCTCCGACCTGCTGCGCGAAGACCGAGAGTTGGCCGGCAGTGGTTCCGGCGGCGTTGCCGTTCTTGACCAGGGCGTTGGTCAAGCGCGACGACTCCACCGAACCCTGGTAGAAAGCCAACGCCAGCACACCAGCGGCGGCGGCGGCGATGGTGTAGGGGTTTACCAGTCCAGCGATGTAGCCCCCGACGGCGCGCGCAGCCGGCCCGATTCCGCCGAACATGTCCTTGAGTTGGCCGCCCTGCTGGAGCAGCACGGTCAGGGGGGCCTGGCCAGAGGACAGGCCGATAACGATGTCCGTGATCTGAGCCGGCAGCATCCGCATGTTCGCCGACAGCGCTTTGGCCGACATCCCGGCGCGGTTCATGCCGCCCTCGGCGTCGCCAAGGGCATTGCGCATTGCCTTCAGCCGCTCGGTGTACTCCGCCACCGTCTCAGCATCGACCAGGCGCAGGTTTTTGTAGCGGGTGAGCCGTTGCTGCATGTCGTCGAGGCGGTCGAGCGCCGCGACAGTGGGGTTGATCTGCCCCAACAGGCGCGCCAGGCCGGCGCGTTCTGCGTCGAGGTCACTCGCGGCTTCGCGCGCGCCGCGGCCGGCACGGCTGGTGGACTGGTCCAGGTTCTGGGTCTCGTCCGCTGCCCGCGACATGTTCGCAGCGATGCGCGACAACTGCGCGTTGATCGCGCTCTGCCCCTGGGAAAACGTGCTGAACGTCGACACCAGATGCGACATCTGGGTGTTCAACTGCCCAAGTTGCGCGTTCGACTGGGTGATGCCGGTGTCGAGCCGACCGATACCCTGGCCCACCGACGACATCGCGTTTTCCAGGGCGACAGCGCGGGAGACAAGCGCCGTCATCTGCGAACTGGTCGACTCCGTCGCGCGCTCGATACGCGACAGCGACGCAACGGTAGCGGCCGCAGCCTTGCTCATGTTCGAGCCCAGGCGGACAGTCACCTCACTGAGGCGAGAGGTGCTGCCGGCGGCTTCGTCCCCGCTGCGCTCAACTCGGTCCAGTGCGTCGCTAAGACTAGTCGCGTTCTTCTCAGCGCCCCGGGAGTCGATGATTATTGAGAGGCGACTTTCTTCCGCCATGGCGGTCTCCGGGTTCTTGTTCAGCAGGTTCTGATTGCGCCGCGGCCCACTGGACGCGGTACTCGTCGTCGATCGCGAGGACCGCCGCCTCGAACTCGGCGATGGGGATGGCGGTGGGGTAACGCAGGAGGTAGGCGTCAATATCGCGGTGAGAAAGCGGGGCCGGCGCGCCGATCATGCCGATGAACTGCCGGCCCCTGCTGATCCGGTGGTAGGCCTCGAACACCTCGGCGCAGACGGCGTCTATGGTGGGCTCCGCGGGGACCGGGAGCCCGAACCGTTCATGCTTCCATCGCTTCTTCTCGTTGTCGGGTCCCGCCCAGTCCCGAGCCCAGCGATACGCGCTCAGGACTTTCCCACGGTCTCCTGGGTACGCAGATCCGCGCGAACCGCGATGTCGGCGCCGGTCTTGAGCGCAAGCCAGTAGGCATCAGGGTGCTGGCGCATGAGCGCCTGGCCGCGCTCCGGCGTGTAGTCGGCGGGCACACCGGGCGCCGCCTCGTCCTGCACACCCTTCCAGTCCTTGATGATGTGCCTGGCCACCAGGCCAATCAGCAGGTCGTCGATATTGTCGAACTGAACATCGGCCAGAGTCAGCGGGCTGAACTGGCTGGTTCCGACGCCGGCCTGAGCATCGATCGCCTGCATGTGGCGGTTGATCATCGCGTGGTGGGATTGGAAAAGCGGATCGCCAGTCGACGCCACCAACAGCGAAAGGTCGGCCTCCGCTTCTACGTCGCAAGGCGACAGATGCCCCTGCTCGTCCAGTTTGAGATGCAGCCAGCGGGTGCCGTACAGGTCGATTTCGGGCTTTTTCTTCAGGGTGATGGCCATGGTGTTCCTCTGCGGTAAAAAGGCCCGGCGCGCACCGCAGGGCGCGCCAGACAAGGGGTTTTACGCGGTTACGGTGATCGCGCAGGTATCGGTCTTGGTCGGGTCCGCCGTGCTGGTAGCGGTGATCGTTGCGGTGCCTACAGCCACGCCGGTGACCAGGCCGGTGTCGTTCACGGTGGCGATCGCTGCATCGGAGGTGGACCAGGTGACGGTCTGGCTGGCGCCGGCCGGTAGAACCTCGGCTTCCAGGTCTACGGTTTCACCGGCGGCGACCGAGGCGGTATCCGGCGTGACGGTGACGCTTGCAATCACGATCGGCGCCGGCAGGCGGGTGATGGTCGGCGGGATACGGCGCGCGGTGTAGTTCAGTTCGACCTGGACGATTTCCTCGGCGCCGGCATCCGGCCAGGACCCGTTCACTTCCATCTCCGGGAGGCTGATGCGATAGCCGCCGTCGGCGTTGCTGACGGTGAACTCCAAACTGATGGCGTCACCGGTCTGCTGTGCCTTCCAGAGCTGATAGGCCATCTTCGACCAACTGATCGTGATCGATCCCGACGGCGTGAAAGTCGTGGGGATGATGTTGCCCGGGAACGGGTTGCCGTTGCCGATACAGCGCTGGGTCTGTACCGCGTTGTCGAACTGCAGGTTGAAGCTGTCGACGCAGGCATTGCCCTCTCCCACCTGCTGGTCGTTGAGCTTCAGGCCGCTGATGTCCTTGAACGAGTAGCGGCGCTGCGCCGGCTCCGGCTGGGCGTTGACGATGAACGAGGTGTCATCGGCCTTATCGCTCCAACCTGTGGCAGCGAACGTGGTGGTGACGGTGATCTCGTTGTCGCCCGGGAAGTCGAACGCCATCGTCGCAACCTGGGCGCCACGGGCGATACCGGCGACGCCGATATCCGCGGCATAGGTGGCCAGGGAGAAGGAGATGCGGTCGTTACCCATGGTCAGGACGTTCGCGACCCAGTTCTTGCCGAAGCAGGAGGCCATGAATTCATCCAGCGCCCCGTAGCGCCATTTGCTCTCGATGTCACCGCCAACGTCGACGGTGGTCATGGCGGTACCCTGAGCCATACGGTCGGCACCGATCTCGTTGTTGGCCTCGGAGTTGTAGGTCGGTGTCACCCCGTTGCTGATACGGGTGAGCGTGTGCCAGTCGCCCGGCGGGGTGACGCCGGGGGTTACCTCTTTGATCCAGGCAAGCTGGACCTTCGCGCCGCTACTCATGGGGGCGTTTCTCCTGTGATAGGCGAAAAAAAACCGCCGTGCGGCGGTGGGTGAGTCGGGCTCAACCAGCCCGGTAGGGGATCGTCAGGTTGGCCTGGTACCAGCCGTGCCCATCATCGCCGGGAACGGCTTGGGAGACGGCAAAGCACTCGAACGGCAGGACCGGGTCGCTATAGAACTCGAAGTGCTCGCGCAGCGTATCGGCGGTCCGGGTCAGCAGCAGCGTGCCTTTGTAGGTCGGCACGAAGAGCTGCACGATGATCAGGCCGCTGCGGCGAACACAGGGGCCGTTGCCGATCTCGGTAGCCGCAGAGGCGCCAGGGATATCCGCCAGGCGCGCCCAGATCGGCCTCCCGTCCGGCTTGAACGGGCCCTTTGGGTTGTTCGGGTAATCGACGTCATCGCCCGGGATCGCGGCCCATTCGGTCATGCGCGTGATGATGACTGCCCGGATCTGTTCGAAGGTCATGAATGTCTCGCCGTGACGCTATGGAAACTGACGCCATATATGCCCGCCGGGGCCTGGCCGGAGTGACCATCCTCCAGCGCGCCGGCGTAGATCAGGTTGTTCTGGATGTAGACGACCGAATACGGCGCAAGCGCCGCCAGTGCAGCCTCCCCCATCGCCAGGGTCTCGTGACCGTCCTTGTCGTAGCGGTCAAGCGAGTAGTAGGCCGGGAGGTCAACGCTGACGATGTTGTTGGCTTTGAATCGACCGGTATCGACTGGTGCATGAATGGTGATCTGCTCGAGCATTTCGATGGTCAGCCGCCGCTGGTGGTTCGCCACGGCCTGCCCGACATT